ACTGCGAAATAGAAAATGCGTCAGTGACACTTATGTGACTTTTGGACGAATGACGCAAAGAATTTCACTCACGCTTGCCTTGCTCACAATTTGGCAGGCGTGGGATTTTGGTAGAAAATATGACTGAATTAGTAAAAGTAGATGTGCAGTGTCCGTTTTGTGGCGAATGCTACCACAGGATGGTTAAGATTAAACCTTCATCAATTCGTTGTAGAGCGTGCAGTAAATTCCTGCATTTGAAATGGACAGGCAACACACCAACAAGTACGAATAAAGCAGGTTTTGGGCGGTTAGCGTATGATCCGTATAACAACAATGAGGAGATTATGGAATTGAATGAGGTGTTCGCAAAGGTATGAAAGAACGATTGATTTTGAAATTTGAGTTGAACAGGAAACAGATGATCAACGCAAACGACAGACCTCACTTTCATCAAAAGGCTAAAATCACTAAGTTCTTACGTCAGTTAGCCGAATACGAGGGCAAGAATGTACTGAGAGATTACTTTGGTTTGCCTTACAGCGAGGACAAGCCTTGCAAGGTTAAGGTTCGGATATATCCTCCGACAAATAGGAAGTATGACCCACCGAACTGGTCGCCCACAAGCAAGGCTTTGTTTGATGGACTGACGGACGCCAAGATTTGGACAGATGATAATTACAATGTGATAGTCTCTACTGAGTTTATTCACGGTGGCAAGTCTGGGAATAAGAATTACAGGATTGAGTTAGAAATATACGAGTATCATGAGATATTGCAGAGGATAGTTGATGGGATTTGATAAGCAAAAATTGATAGAAGGTTATCAACGCACAATCGAGCAGACGGAGGCAAGGATAGTTGAACTATCTGAGCCGTGTGTAAAATCGCTTGCTTTTAGCAGGTCTGAGAAACGTGACTTGCTTAAGAAGAAAGTGAAAAGCTGGAAGAAGAAAATAAAGGAGTTGGAAGATGAATAAGCAGGAAGCGTTAAAAAGGATTGAAGCACAGAAAGAAACCATCATAGAACTGACTGGCTGGGCAGTATTTAGGTATATCGGGGCGCTCATTGAGCAACTAGACGAACCGCAACCAGTCAAAGTAAAGCAGTTTGTGGCGGATTGGTATGAAGAGAATAAGGATGATTTTGAAGGGAATTTGTATCGATTTGCCTATAACAGTCCATCGGCTCTTGATAGCGCTAAACTTAATGAGTTTGAAAGGTGGTTTCTAACCGCTGGCACAAAATCATTTCAAACCCTCGTCAACATGCACCAATTCGGCTACGAGGTCGAGAAAGAGAAGCGGTATTTGGTGAGGTTGAAAGGAATTTTTGGATATTGTCAATATCTCAATCAATTATTATCATCCAAAGAGTATTTTTTTGCATCAAAAACAGAAATCAAAGGGTATAGAATTAAACACACCCGCAAAGAACTCGAAGAAGATGGGTTCGGCTGGGTATTCGATTGTGAAGGGATTGAGATTGAGGAGGTGGAGTGATGGAAATCAATGGTAAAGAACAAGATACAAGCATGGTTGATTTAGAAGTGTTGATGGGGCAAAATGTACTTGCTGCTCTAGCAACTATTGTATTCGATGGTGCAAAGAAAGTAGAAATTCCATTTAAATTAAAAACGGGAATGAGCTACAAAATCATAGTAGAGGAGGTCACAGATTGAAACGATTCATAGCTATCTGGATTCTGCTATCTGCTGGACTAAACATCTGGCAGATGGATAGGATTAGGAAATTGGAAGAAAAGCGCCCCATGGTTATCTATAAGGCAGATAACGCAAGCGCTGAAATCCATGGTAAAGTAATTGAAAAAGGACAACATGGGAAGTTGTATACAGTGACTATCAGAGATTATGGGATTTTTGTAGTCACTAGAGAGCAGTGGGATAAAGTGAAGGTCGGGGATGAGGTGTTGTTGTGAAATTATTTCTTCACGAAGATTGTATGGACGTTATGAAAAGATATCCTGACAACTATTTTGATTTATCTATTGTCGATCCGCCATATTTTTCCGGGCCAGAAAAAAGAAAATACTATGGTCGAAAAGTCAGCCCAATAGGTGTAAGCAGGCTGTATGGCGAGACATCAGAGTGGCAAATTCCAAATAGAGATTATTTTGATGAGTTATTTAGAGTTTCAAAAAATCAAATCATTTGGGGAGTGAACTACTTCGACTATTCTTTTGGTTCTGGCCGTATCGTTTGGGATAAAGTTAATGGACAGTCCAGTTTCTCGGATTGTGAGATAGCATACTGCAGTTTACATGACAGCACACGCTTATTTCGATATATGTGGAATGGTATGATGCAAGGTAAATCAATCTCTGAAGGTCATATACAACAAGGAAATAAGACCTTGAATGAGGTTAGAGTCCATCCGACACAAAAACCGATAAATCTTTATCTTTGGTTACTTCAAACTTACGCAAAAAACGGAGACAAGATTCTTGATACTCATGTTGGTTCAGCAAGTAGTTTGATCGCTTGTCAAGAATTAGGTTTTGAGTATGTAGGTTGCGAGTTAGATAGAGACATCTTTAATCTTGCTAAACAGAGACTCAATGATTATGAAAAACAAATAAAATTATTTTAAAAAGGAATAGGAGGATTTGGCATGATACCGAAATTTAGAGGGCGTTCCGTTGAAGCTTTTAGCGAAGAAGAGTGGAAGTATGTGTACTTGATTGAAGATGAAGGGTATTCATTTATTATCAATCAAGTTATTGAAGCTAACGAACAGTATATTACTATTGGTTCTTGGTGTCCAGTAAATCCTGACACACTAGGCCAATCAACAGGACTCAAAGACAAGAACGGAAAGGAAATCTTTATTTCGCAGGAGATTTAACAGGTGCTAAGAGTATCTTCTGGGGGAATGTTGTTAAGTACATACTACGTTTCCAAAAGAAGAATGGCATAGAAGATTTGAAGAAAGCTAGAAAATATTTAGACTGGCTAATCGAGGAGATGGAACATGAGTGAGTACGCATTGTATCAAGGGGATGTGTTCATAACGTTGGGTACTCTTGCGGAAATCAGCAAAGAAACAGGAATTGCTGAAAAGTTGTTGAAGTATTATGCTTCTGCGTCATACAATAGACGGCATCCAAATGGTAGAAAATTAATTGAAATCGAGGTGGATGATGAGTGATAATAAATTTGGAAATGAAATCAGATTGTGGCGAAAAGCCAAAGGATTAAAGAAAACTGAGGCTGCTAAAATCTTTGGAGTCACTCCAGAAGCTATTTATCATTGGGAAAGCGGAAAAGCACAACCACAAGATGGAGATATGTTTGTTATTTGCGAAAAATTGAATCTTGACCCTCGTATGTTTTTGAGAAAAAAGACAAATCCTTTTGCCGAAACGCTAAAAAGAAAGAGATGCGAGTTGGGATTGACTCAAAGTGATTTAGCCATTAAATTAGGGTATCACAGAGAGACGATAGCCAAGTGGGAAACAGGCAGTAGTATTTCTAAATGCGCATTGGAAGATATCTGTACTTTCTTTGAAATTGAGATATAAAAAAAGAGCCAGCACACGGCTGACCACCTTTATGAATTATTCTTTGAAACTATTATATCATAAAGGAGTGATGTTGTGAGTTTATTAAAAAAGGTTGACGTGCAATTCACAAAGAAAAATGTCTATGACGTTCTAGAGAGTTATCGCTCGTATGTCCGAATGGCAGGCGCTGAGTATTTGCCTAAAATCACAACGACCTACTCATTTGAACCAAAGTCATTTACTGGAAAAAACACAGCTACTGAGAATATGGTTATCGAACATGTGGATGCAGAAGCAGAGGTTATAGAGATTGAGAGAGCAGTCAACTGCATTATGGATCCATACGTTCGGCAGGTTATAGCAAAGAAGTATATGGATATGAAAAACCAATTACCAGACAAGGCAATCTATATGGATTTAGGCTATTCTGAAAGTGAGTTCTATCGCATGCTTAGTAGAGGTGCTTTGGAATTTGCGGAAGCCTATCGAAAAGGTAAGCTGATTGTTTATCGTAAATTTTTGGGAGATATTTGCAAGTAAATTGCTAGGAAATGGCTTATTTTACATGGTAAAATAGTATTATCAGCTGAAGGCGGTAAGCGCACTGATGACTCCTTATATTTTTCATTTTTATTTTCGAGGTTTCGACCTCGTTTTGGCGGTGACAGGTAAGTGGTTTTCTCTCCTATGTATTTTTTTCGGTTCGATTCCGGACATCGCCATCAACTTATTAAAGGTCGCACATCGTGTGGCTTTTTTTGATTTTTTGAATGGAGGTGATGGACATTGGGTTAAATCAAAGACAAAAGATGTTTGCAAGCGAGTATTTGAGGACTGGTAATGTCTATCAATCCGCAATATTCGCTGGTTATAGTGAAGCGTATGCTAAAACAACTGCTAGTAAATTGCTAGAAAATGCAAGCATTAAAACGTTTATACAAACCGAAACTGAAAAGATGCACGACGAAAACATTTTGAGTGCTAAAGAGGCTCTTTCAATTCTCTCAGACATCGCAAGAGGTCAGCGACTTGAGGAAGTTTTGATGATGAACCCTGTCACTGGTGAGGTGGATAGAGTTACGAAAAAGGCAGATAATAACACAGTTATTAAAGCGATAGCTGAGATATTGAAGCGTTATCCGACTGCTAAACAATCTGAGAAACTAGAACTTGAAATCGAAAAACTTAAATCACAAATCGGTGTGGATAATGAACAAGACGATAAATTGATAGAGTTTGCTAAGGCTTTGAGAGGTGCTTTTGACGACAAATAAATTTACAAAACGACAAGAAGAAGTGCTTACACGAGTATTGAATGATGATTTTTTTATCTGTGGTCTCCATGGTGCAAAACGTTCAGGTAAAACTGTTTTAAACAACATGGTCTTCATGAATGAGATTGCACGAGTGAGAGAAACAGCGGATAGATTAAACATAGATGAGCCGATGTATATCTTAGCTGGAACATCTTCAACATCGATACAAAACAATATCATTCAGGAACTGTATAACATGTTTGATATTGAACCTAAATACGATAAGCACGGAGCTTTTACCCTTTGCGGTGTCAAGGTAGTTCAAGTCTACACCGGTTCTATATCTGGTTTAAAACGAGCCCGTGGTTTTACTGCTTTTGGAGCTTATGTAAACGAGGCGTCTCTTGCTAACGAACAAGTATTTAAAGAAATCATCTCACGTTGCTCAGGAGAAGGTGCAAGGATTGTTTGGGACAGTAACCCAGACATCCCGACACACTGGCTAAGACGAGATTATATCAACTCTGGAGACGATATGATCATAGACTTTCATTTTAAGTTAGATGATAATACATTCATGTCTGATAGATACCGTGAGAATATCAAGAATGCGACACCAGCTGGTGTATTTTATGACCGAGATATCCTTGGTTTGTGGGTAACTGGTGAGGGCGTCGTCTATCGTGATTTTAGTGAGAATATGTTTGTGGATAACGTACCAGAAGACATTACAAAGGTCTATGCTGGTGTTGACTGGGGATATGAACACTTTGGCTCTATTGTTGTTATTGGAGAAACATCTGACGGTTCGGTTTATCTGTTAGAGGAACATGCGTATCAGTACAAAGAGATAGACTTTTGGGTAGACCTTGCTAGGAATATCAAGGAACGGTACGGAAACATTACTTTCTGGGCAGATAGTGCACGACCTGAACACGTTGCAAGATTCCAAAGAGAGCAATTAAGAACATTCAACGCTAATAAAGCGGTATTGTCTGGTATTGAAGAAGTAGCCAAGCTGATGAAAGCTGGGCGCTTTTTTGTTGTATCAAACAAGGTCAGCAAGTTCAAAGATGAAGTCTATCAATACATCTGGAATGAAAAGACAGGCGAACCAGTGAAAGAGAATGACGACGTGCTGGATGCGGTGCGTTATGCGATTTACTCACAACACTCACAACCGAAAGCAACCGTCCGCAGACGTTCTGATTATGGCCTATAGAGAGGAAAGACATGTACCAATATTTAACCTATCCACGGGATGGATATGATGAGGGGGCTTTGAAGAAAGACCTGATTTACAAATTGATAACGAAGCATAGCACTGAAAGCTCACATTTGAAGAAACTTAAAAGCTACTACTTGGGTGAGCATGCTATCTTAGAACACAAGAGACGCAACGAGAACGCACCCAATTACAAGACGGTAGCTAATCATGCCAAGGATATCGCAGACACGGCTACAGGCTATTTTATGGGCAATCCTATCAAGTACAATAACACTGCTGAAGGTGATATTGATAAATTGCTTACAGCCTTTGACGGCGCTGAGATTGACCAAGTAGATGCGCAGAATGCTTTGAACATGGCTATTTATGGTCGTGCTTATGAGTACATCTATGCCAAAGAGGGATTGACTGAGTTGGACTCAACTAGTATTGACCCAGAAAACACCTTCATGGTCTACGATGATAGCATTGAGCGAAAGCCTTTGTTTGCGGTCTACTACTATCAAGTCAAGGATGATACAAAAGATACTACTAAGTATCAGGCAGAAGTCTTTACCGAAAATCTGCACTATCACATGGTGCTTAGAAGTACAGATTCAGGAACATCTCAGATTGAAGAGGCAGCACCTCATAACCTTGGCCAAATCCCAATTATCGAGTATCGCAACAATTACTTTGCGATTGGCGATTACGAGCAACAGATTAGCTTGATTGATGCTTATAATTCCTTGATGGGTAACCGTGTTAATGACAAAGAGCAGGCA